AACCCTATTGGTGGGCCTGTCAGCATTTCCGGGAAATCTCTGCAGACCCGACTGGCAAGTTGAACCACCAAAGCAGCCGGACCTTCAGGTTAACTGGCTCGCATTCGGTATCAATAACTGCACGCCAGACGATAATGCCTATATTGCGATGAATGCGGAGAACGTTACTACCTTGCAAAGAAATGAGCTGTTAGAAGTCGCGGTTTCAGTTTACGGGCCAGCGTCGTATGACAACATCGCGTTAATCCGAGACGGACTTCAGCTCACTCAAAATCTTGCCACCTTAAGGCGCGCCAATATCGGTTTTGCCTACGACACACCGGCAAAGCATTTGCCGGATTTCTTCGGCGGCCGCTGGATCGATAGGTGGGTGACTGCGATATTTCTGCGTCGTCAAATTCAGCGCGTTTATCCAATTTTATCTTTCACATCTGCAAGCGGCATCATTTACACGCAAACTGCGGAAGATGCGAACTATCAACTAACTTGGGCAGCGGGGGCATAAATGGAAAGCGGTTATCAGGGCCAGTTCAATCCGGCAAACGCAGCTACTATCGCAATCAGCACGACCACGAGCTCCGCTATTAACCTCGCGGGCTTTGACCTTTGCGGTATCCAAATGCCGGCTGCATTTACGGGCGCCACGATATCGTTTCTAGCAAGTGTCGACGGCACGACCTATCAGGCTCTCCATAATACCGTTGCCGGCACGCTGCTCTCATACACAGTAACGCAAGGAACTTTTGTCGCAATTAACCCTGTCGACTTTTACGGTGTGAACTATTTTAAAATCGTATCGGCATCAAGCGAGATTGCAGCACGCACTCTTCTTTGCGCCGTGAAAGGCATTTAAGATGTTGTCAGTAAATAGGCTTATCAACGTCACCGTAGAACTCGGAGCAACGCCAACGCCGGGCCTAACATTTAACGTGCTTATGATCGCTGGCGACTCAAACGTCATAAGCGGGCTTCAGCGGTTTCGTACCTATAGCGGCATAACCGCAGTGGCGCAGGACTTCGGCATATTAGCGCCAGAGTATGCCGCTGCAGCGCTATATTTCAGCCAATCACCTCAGCCGCAGACACTCATGATCGGACGTTGGCTCAGCACCGCAACATCGGGGTATAACCTCGGCCAGATTCAATCGGCGTCTCAACAGGTGATCTCAAACTGGACCTCGATCACCTCTGGTGGGTTTGATATCTCAATCAACGGTGCTTCTGCGGAAACACCGCTCTCTCTTAACTTCTCATCTGTCACAAACTTAAATGGTGTCGCATCTGTCGTGACTGCGGGTCTCACAGGCGCGGTCTGCACTTGGAACGGGTCATCGTTTGTCATTACGTCATCGACGACGGGTCCGGGCGCTCAAGCCACTGGCACGATCACTCTCACTGGTCAGCCGGCGGCAAACGATACCCTCACAGTCGACGGCACTGTCATCACGTTTGTTGCAAGCTCTCCTGTCGGGTCGCAAGTCGTAATCGGCGCAACATCTGCGATAACTCTCCAAAACCTACTCACGTTCCTTCAGCAGTCACAAGATACAAATATCGATCAGGCCAACTACCAGGTTCTCTCGGGCCAGGTCATCACTGTAACTTTCAAATTGGTGGGAACTGCCGGGAATGCGTTTACTCTCGCAAAATCAAGTTCAGCTCTTGCAGTATCGGCGGCCGATCTCGCTGGCGGCGCAGCGCCGTCATCTGTCGGATACGCCACGTCGCCTGCTTCAGGTACTGACATCTCAGCGCTCCTCGGCCTGACCGCAGCGACCAGTCAAGGTCTGTCAAACGGCTTTGCAGCTGAACAGCCGTCGGCATGCGTGTCGACTCTCGCCGCAATGTCGCAAGCGTGGTACGGAATCATGTTTGCCGCGACGGCGTCGATAACTACGACTCAGTCGCTTGCGGTAAGCTCATTTGTCGAGGCACTTAATCCTACGCGAATGCACGGAGTTACGACCAGTAACTCAGGCAGCATAAGCTCTCTCGTAACAAACGATCTCGGAAGCCTTATGCAAGCTGCAGGATATAACCAGTCGATGATTCAGTATTCATCGACTACGCCCTATGCGATAGCATCGATGTTTGGGCGAATGTTCTCAGTCGACTTCACGGCTCAGAACTCCACCATTGAACTCATGTATAGGCAGCAGCCGGGCGTTACAGCCGAGAACCTCACGGATACTCAGGCCAATGCTCTGCAGGCGAAAAACATCAACGTCTACGCTTCATACGCAAACGGCACGAGCATGATCCAATATGGTGTGCTCTCGAGCGGAAACTTTATCGATCAAACTTGGGGCCTAGATTGGTTCAAAAACGCGCTTCAAACTGCGGCATTTAACCTGCTCTATACGGCGCAGACCAAGATCCCTCAAACCGACGCTGGCCAAAATCTGCTCACCGGTGCATGCTCTGCAGTATGCGGAAACCAACCTGGGGGGGCAGTATTTAACGGTCTCGCAGGATCCGGCACTTGGAACTCGTCGACCGTGTTCGGGTCGCTCCAAGAGGGGCAATTCTTGCCGCTCGGCTTTTACATCTACGCACCGTCGGTTGACTTGCAATCTGAGTCTCAGCGGGCTGCGCGCATAGCACCGACAACGCAAATCGCATTGAAATTAGCCGGTGCATTTCAAACTGCAAACGTCGTGGTTTCGGTAAATCAGTAAACAAAAGGGGTTTTAAGTGGCCGCATATAGTTTTAAAAATATAGTCGCCGGCCTGGTTGGCCCAACAGGCGTTATTAATCTTGGAAACGGATCCGGTAACGCCGAAGAAGGCATCACGGTCGCACCCACTGAGGACAAAAACACCATGGTGGTCGGGGCTGACGGGACGGTCCAGCATACGCTGATCGCATCATCTGCAGGTGTCGTGACTCTCCGGTACTTAAAGACATCCCCCACCAACGGGTTCTTGCAACTCATGTATGACGCTCAGACGCAGTCATCTGCTCTTTGGGGCCAAAACGTGATCACTGTGGTGGACACTGCAAGACTCGAGATCACTACGGCTCAGGCGTGCGCATTTAAGAAAAAGCCAGAGATCGTCTACGATAAAGCGGGCCCGATGCTTGAGTGGACTTTCGACTCAGGCGCTATCAACTCGGTATTAGGGGTTCTCTAAGATGGAACGGACTTTTGAGCTAGAGGGCAGGAAGTACCAGCTCTCAAAGATCGATGCTATGAAGCAGTACCACATTGTGCGAAAGATCGGCCCGCTCCTGGCTGATCTCGTATCCTCAATGAAAGACGTTGTAGCGCTCAAAGCCGATGGTCTGACTGAATCGCAAAAGCTCGAGGAGATCGCAAAAGTCGCAAGTCCCATAATGAACGGCCTGTCTAAACTATCCGATGCCGATTCTGAATATGTCCTTTTCCGGTTGCTTGCTGCAGTCGAAGTCGAGCAACCACAATTTAGAACGTGGGCTAAAGTCGCAGTCGAGAACGGTATCATGATGCAAGACCTCGAACTCCCGACACTGCTTCAACTTGCGGGAAAGTCGCTGGCATATAACTTATCCTCGTTTTTTCGATTACTTCAGCGACCGGCCTAGTTACTGGAGTTGACGACGACAGCGGCATTAAGTGGGCTCGGATGGGAAACGATGAAGACTGGGTCATGAGACCGGTGGTTGAGGGCATGTGTCTCTATGAGAGCATTAAGAATTGCACCCTCGATCTAGGCGACATCGCACGAATGAACCAGGCTCTAGAAGTTCGCGACAGGAATGATTATTTACGAAGAAAAGCCGAGGTTAAAGACTAATGGACGGCGGCGAAGTCATAAAATCATTTTTGGTGGGCCTCGGCTTCGACGTAGACGAGAGCTCGCTTGCCGCGTTTAACAAAAGCATTCAATCAGCCGCTATTAAAGTAACCACGTTATATGGAGCAATAACGGCTCTCGCGGGATCAGCGGCTTATGCAATATCGAAAATATCAGACTCATTTGAGGAACTAGGATTCCAATTTCACACCATCGCGCCTCAGATAAATAAAGCGCTAATTCTAAGAGCTGAGACGCTCAATGCATATGCCGCAGCGGGCATTAACATCCGAAAAACAATTGCCGAGTCTCTTAAGCTCAACCTGTCGCTATCGAAAACCAAAATAGTATTAGATGCGATCTACAAGTCGGTGGGATCAAAATTCTTCGGGCTACTTACAAAGCAGTCAGACGCGTTTCGCAAAAAGCTCTATCAGAACATGCCCGCGATTATCAATGTAATCGAAAAGCTTGTAGGATTTATTTTTAAAGCTCTCGACTCGGTAACCAAGCTTGGCCAAATTGCAGCCGACGTGTTCGGGCGAATAGCGGATTTCTTTAGGCCGCTCTATGAGTATTTCACAAAGATTGATGACGCCACCGAGGGGTGGGTAGGTAAGATCCTTAAACTCTCAGCAGTCTTCGGGGCGCTGCTTCTTATCTTCGGTCCCATAGGTGCTGCGATCGCGGGGCTGTTTTTACTCTTTGACGATTTTGAGACCTATCAAGCTGGTGGAAAATCACTGTTTAACTGGGGCCCGGTAGTCCCTTACATAAACGGAATCGTTGACGCCGGAAAAGTGCTAGTTGCCGTTTACAAAGACGTTGTCGACATTATCCTAAACGTGGCCCTTGCGTTTTATCAAGCGTTTAAGGGCGATACACACGGAGAGCTCGCATCTTGGAAATCCGCCGGCGAAGGTCTCGTTACAGTCTTCACCAAGTTATGGGACGTTTTTCAGGGCATTGATTCGGCGATAGCAAGTGTGGTCGGTAAAATAGAAGCTCCCGCTTTCGCAGCTATCGGGAGATTTTTTGGTATCGGCAGTGGCACCGACGGACAGGCTCCTGGGGTACCAGGCATTCAACTCAATCCCGCAAAACACCCGGGAATGGACCAGCCTCTCGGGTCTACCGGCTCAAGCTCCACTAAGAATATCACCGCTACCCTGCAGACAAATATCAACGTCAACGGTGCTGCGAATGCGTCCACCGTAGGGCAGGCCGCAGCAGACCAGGGCAGTAAGAACCAGGGAGCTTTGATTAGAAACTTTGGGGCGGCGGCACAGTGAGCATATTAAGCCAACCACTGCAAAACCTGCTCATCAAGCCTAGGCGCCAGATCGGAAATCTGACCTCTGGCCCTATCTACATGCAGGTGGTGGTGAGCGAGCACACGACCG